AAGAGGAAATGGACATTATCAACCAGCGTTTTTACGAAGTGCTTAAAAAATAAGCAGTTTTGTTGTAAAAAAGCCACATTTTACCATTTGACCAATAATTCCCAAACTGCTATAATACTTGTATAGTAATTAAAAAGGAGCCAGAAATGAACTTTGAACAAGCAATGCAAGTTGTCCAGCAATACCAAAAAGATTGGCGCTTGCCCGGACTGCTGGAAACTCTAATTCAGATGAACAGCGACGAAGATGACTTGACGTACATTCAGCGCCGTGCAAGCCGTGTAGTTTTCAACGAAATGGGCAAGTTGTTTGCCCCGGCCTAAGCGGTTGACCAATAAATCACAATTTGCTATAATATACTTTTAACGCACAACAAGGAGCCAACTATGAGTGCAATTCGTGTAAAAAACGGTACTTACCGCAAACAGTCTGTAAACAACATTGCCTTTACTCTTGTAAAGGGATTCCAAACAGGCGCCAAAGGCGGGTTTGTAACTGTTAAAAATGACAACCACTTTCCGGGATTTGCTGACGAGATCCGTATCAGCGTAAACGGGATTCAAGATTTTGAATACATTAATGGAGATGCCATGCAAGACAATACAGTACATTTTGAGAAGCCGTCAACAGTTGAGACAGATGACGAGGCTATGGATCGTATCCGTGAGCGTTTTGACATCCTGCACGAGATGACAAAGGCCACCGTGTCAGGTGACATCCGTGCTATGATTGTGAGCGGTCCTCCAGGTGTGGGCAAGAGCTATGGTGTTGAGACAGAGATTGAGAAAGCCTGCTTGTTTGACAAGTTGGCAGGCAAGAGACTCCGTGCAGAGGTAGTTAAAGGCAGTGCCACTCCCATTGGCCTGTACCAAACTCTGTACAAATACAGTGACGCCAACAGCGTCGTAGTGTTTGACGACTGTGACAGCATCTTGCTAGATGACGTTGCTCTTAACTTGCTCAAGGGTGCCTTGGACTCAGGCAAGAAGCGTGTGATTTCTTGGTTGTCAGAATCCAGTGCCCTGCGCCGTGAAGGTATCCCAGACCGTTTTGAGTTTAAAGGTAGTGTTATCTTTATCACAAACTTAAAGTTTGACAAGATGAAGTCGCAAAAATTGCGCGACCACTTGGATGCCTTGCAGTCACGCTGTCACTATTTGGACTTGACCCTGGACACCATGCGTGACAAGCTGTTGCGTATCAAACAGATTGCCAAAGATGGCGTGTTGTTTGCAGACTACGACTTTAACGAGTACCAGCAAGACGACATTATTGACTTTATGCATGTCAACAAAGAACGCCTGCGTGAGGTATCCTTGCGTATGGCGCTCAAGATTGCAGACTTGCGCAAGAGCTTTCCTAACAACTGGAAGCGTATGTCAGAGACCACTTGCATGAAGAGTGCCTAATTATGTATAAAATTTATGATGGTGACTTGTTTCTGTTTGCTGTGGATACCCAGTATGAGGCAGACGAACAACAAGAACAAGGTTTTCGAGTGGTAGTTGGTTAGTTCATTTTGTTTCCTTTTTCCCGGGAGTAGGTTGGCTCCGGCCCGGGCTTTATGGCAGGTACCCTTAAAAAAGGTACCTGTCTTTTTGACTTTTTGTAGTGATAAGTATATACTGTTATTATGCCTCAACACTTGCTTATTGAGTTAGGTCATGACTCTTCACTAACATTACGATTCCGATTACTAGACAATCCCATAACTCAATTGTGGCTAGAGCGGATGGGTCAGCGTGATCAATGGCCCTTGGATCACCCAGATAGATTTTATGGGTTTGGTACACCTGCAGAAGAGACTGCCTGTGCCATTGCCTCAATTGAGCAATGCATTGAGACCATAAACAGTTATGAGTACATCATACGTCGCAAGTTTACATTTGATCAAAATTGTTTGAACTACATGCACAACATTTTTGAACAGTACCATGGATTGTTGGATCAACAAAACACAAGATTCTGGCATGGTGCTCCAGTGCCAGTTCGAGAAGCTTTGGCCACGTTAAACTTGGCTGTGCATAGATGTGAAGGCATACTGGGAGCCAAACCACACAGGTTTGTATGCACTTGGTATGGCATGCCCAAGACGCATCAACTTAACACAATACTACAGCGGCAACACGGAACCATGCGTATCAAGTTTGGTACTGTGTATTTAAACTATGCCGAGATAGGTAAAACAGTAGAAGACCTTGCACATGACAATGATCAGTATATTGGTGATGATGCGTTCCGTCCGTTTGATCACTACAGTGCCGATTTCAATGTGGCATTTTATAATAGAGACCTAGAAACCAAATTGCCCAGCATGGCAAAATACATGCAGGCACATCAAGGCTTTTTTCTTGCTCGCGGCATAGAAAACGTGTATAATACAAGAGCACTACCGCTACGCTTCCCACTGGCAGAACTAGAAGAGACTGTGTCTCGTAGCACCTTGCTAAAAGAGATTGCCCAACGACAGCATGTAAACAGAGTAACTATAGAATGAAACAATGCACAATACAAATACGTGATGAAGTTAATGTCAAACTAGAAGGACTTGACTTGGATGTGCGTAAGAAACTGGTCAATACTTTTAAGTACGAGAATCCGGCAGCAAGGTATTTGCCTGCTGTGAGACTAGGCCGGTGGGATGGCAAGATTGCCTACTTCCAACTTGGTGGTAGCACTTATACCAACCTGTTGCCCGAGATTATTCCTATCTTGGAGCAGTACAACTACGACATTGAACTTGATGATCAGCGTGAATACTCGACTACATTTGAGTTTGCTGAGATGCGGGAGGATACGTTTGCCGACACATTGTGGCCTAAAGGACATCCACAAGAAGGAGAACCTATTGTGTTACGAGATTACCAAGTAGAGATCATCAACAACTACTTGCAGAATCCGCAATGCATACAAGAAGTGGCCACAGGCGCAGGCAAGACTATCATGACAGCGGCACTAAGTTGGAACGTACAGCCGTATGGCAGGTCGATTGTGATTGTACCCAACAAGAGCTTGGTAACTCAAACAGAAAAGGACTATGTTAACCTGGGCTTGGATGTGGGTGTGTACTTTGGCGACAGGAAAGACTATGGCAAGACCCACACCATCTGCACTTGGCAAAGTCTAAACAACTTGCTCAAAGATTCTAAAGATGGCACAGCAAAATTCACCATACAGGACTTCATGGAAGATGTGGTATGTGTTATTGTAGATGAAGTACACATGGCCAAAGCAGATGCACTTAAAACCTTGTTAACAGGCATCATGGCTAGAGTGCCAATTCGATGGGGATTGACAGGAACCATACCCAAAGAGAAGTTTGAGAGTCAAGCCTTGTTGGTAGGACTTGGCCCTGTTGTAAGCAAACTGTCAGCAAGTGAACTACAGGATCGTGGTGTGCTGGCACAGTGTCATGTTAACATTGTGCAGTTGATTGATCACGTGGAGTATTCAAACTATCAAAGTGAACTTAAATACTTGCTTGAGGAATCGGGTAGATTGGATACCATGGCGGATCTTGTGCGCCGTGTAAACGAAACAGGCAACACACTTGTGTTAGTAGACAGAACAGAGTGTGGACGCCAGCTGGTAGAACGACTGGGTGATGGTGCTGTGTTTGTGTCCGGAGCTACCAAAGCAAAAGCCAGACAAGATGAATATGATGAAGTGGCTGATGCAACAGGTAAAATCATTGTGGCCACATATGGCGTGGCTGCTGTTGGTATCAACATCCCCCGCATTTTTAATCTGGTACTGATTGAGCCTGGCAAGAGCTTTGTTAGAGTTATTCAAAGTATTGGCCGCGGCATTAGAAAAGCGGAAGACAAGGACCATGTTCAGATCTGGGACATAACATCAACCTGCAAGTTTGCCAAACGTCACTTGACCAAACGCAAACAATTCTACAAAGAAGCCAACTATCCTTTCTCAGTAGAAAAATTAGAGTGGATGAAGATCAAATAAATTTGACTTCTACTACAAAATAATGTAATATACAACTATGCGAATATTAACACTAGACAATCAACACTACGACCTTGACCATTTGCCTGAAGAGGTGGATGACATGAGGTTTGCTATCTTAGACAACTCAAATCCAGCAGATCCTGATTATCACTTTATTCCGCTAATCTTCTTGGAAAGTTTTAACTCACCAGCCCTGGTTCTACGCATAGGCGACAACACAATCAAAATGCCCATGGACTGGCAAGTGCTGATTGGCGAACCCGAAATTGGCGACTTGGAAGTGTTGCCATTAACTAGTATCAATGATCGTGGATTCAAAGTATTTCAGTTTAATCCTCTTACCAGCTTTCGACCCAGCTTCCCGGACATTGAAATCTTAGATGTGTATCATGAAGTGTCTTGGTATGCTCCCAAACTCAAAAACGGACAAATGCTAGCAGTGCCAATTACCGATGGCGATGAACCTGAGTGTGTGTATTTTGTCAAAGACATCAGTCGTAACTGTGAGATTGTAGACTATAACAAGGCCTGGTAATGACCTACACTAAACCTGAACTATTTGAAATAATTAATCGATTGAGTTGCATCTATCTGGAAAGCTATCCAGATGATCGAGAAGGCCTAGAACGTTTCCTACGTTGGGCACATAATCAATATGGCTACAAATATGGGCAGTCTTGATCCAGGCGGTACTTACATCTATGAACGAGTAGACAATTGTATCTATGCTAGAGAAATAGGCAAAGTCAATCGACGCTTGGTAGGCTGGACTGATAACAAAAGCATTGCCATGAGAGAATATAGTAGCAAAATAAATCAAGTGCTACAAATGTGCGAACACGATACGGCCATGCGAGAGTTGCTGGACCAACTATTTGTGCTGTATAATCTAAAGAAAACACATGATTAAAAAACTTGGCATTTGTGGAGATAGTTTTATGCTCACTCTTCCGTCAGATAATATCCATTGGACTAGTCAGCTCAATCATCATGACAGATCAATTGATCAGATAAATCTAAGTCTCGGTGGCGCATCAAATATAACTATTGCTAACCAAGTAAGAAATGCTGTTCACTACAGGTGCGACTCAATAGTGGTCGGCTTCACTGAATTTGCTAGATTTCAATTTGATCGAGACTCTAATCAACATATCAATTGTACTACACCATCAGGTACAGTATCTGCCTGCGAAAATAGGTGGCGCCAATCAACATCATCTTCCCTAATCGGAAAAGAACCAAAATTTCGCAGCCTGTATCATGGCATGATGTCTCATGACTGGTTGGCATTGCAGTCTTATTATGTTATACTATCTACACTGCATTTTTTAACCAACTCAAAAATAAATTTTGCATACTCGTTGGGAGGATTTGTTATTCCAGATAATTTTTTTAACAAATTTTGCATACCCAATGAGTTGTTGCAATTTGAATCTAATATGCTAACGGTTAATTTGTGGAAGTATTCGGACAAAAAGGTATTAACTGGATTTCATGTGTATGACCAGCTATACCAACGAAACTTTTTAGACGACACCATTAGAACACTAAATCAACATGATTGATAAACTAAGCATTGCCAACGAAATGAAAATGTTTGACCACAAGGTTAGAGGTTTCTACGACGAATTGACAGATGAAGAACGCAAGAAGTTTGCCCCATTCCTGATGATACGTTGGGGATCGGCAGTAGAAGGCTCAAGAGATCTACAAGAGTTCTATGTTATTTCCACCAACGAACGACTGAACAAAAACTTCTTTAACATCAGCTCATCTAAGCATCGCAAACTGCAATGGCTAATGGCCACAACTGTGAGTCCAGGTATGGGCTCACTTAGACACAACTGGATTGCGCCCAAGAAAAAAGAAGCAGGTGCAGGTTCAATGAAAAAACAACTGGCAGAACTATTTCCACATTACAAAGCAGATGAGATAGATGTCATGGCAGCAATAACAACCAAAAAAGAACTTGATCAGTACATTAGAGCACATGGCCGAGACAACAAGTAAGTTTACATGCGAGTTCTGTAAAAAAGAGTTTGCAAGAGAAAGCTCTATTGCAGTACACATGTGCGAGCCCAAGCGCAGGCGTATGGAACAAAGTGAACGTGGTGTACAACTGGGATTCCAGGCCTATATCAAATTCTACGAAATGGCACAAGGATCAGCAAAGCTAAAGACCTTTGAGGATTTTTGTGACTCGCCATACTATAGGGCATTTGTAAAGTTTGGCCGCTATTGTGTGAACACACGAGTTATCAATCCAGCACAGTTCATGACCTGGTTGCTAAAGAACAACAAGAAAATTGATAATTGGTGCAGTGACAAAATCTACACAGAATACTTGTTGTTTTACCTACGAGTAGAAGCAGTGGCAGATGCACTGGCCCGTGCAGTAGAATACAGCATTGACTGGGAAGAAAAACATACACATCCGGCACATGATTGTTTGCGTTATGGCAATAGCAATGTTTTATGTCATGCAGTAACAACAGGACGAATATCACCTTGGGTGATATATAACTCAGCGTCAGGCCAAGAGTTTTTAAACACGTTAGACTCCTCGCAGATTGCAATGATATGGCCCTACATTGATAGCGATGCCTGGTCCAAGAAGTTTCACGACTACTCAGCAGATCAAGAGTATGCCAAAGAGATTCTAAAACAAGCAGGGTGGTAATGAAAAAGTTGGCTGCCATTGGTGATAGTTTTTCCACAACCACGTATGGAAGTAGTTGGCCGGATTATATAAGCGATCGCTTACAAAGTAGTTTAGTCCGTGCATGTAGTGCCGGAGCAGGTAATGCATTTTATGTAGAAAAGTGTCATGACATTGTAAAAGATCCTGAAGTAGACTTGGTAATTGTTCAACTTACTGAACCCTCTCGAGTTGTAATTGGATCTCAAACCTGGCAGGACATACAAGCAGGCCATCGGGAACACCCAATTCCTGCACCTGAAGATTACTACGACCCTTCTCATAATAACATTTACAAAGACATTGGCTGTTATACCATGAATGTGCATGACAATCGTCGGTGGCTAGATCCACTAACTGGACAAGATTCAGGCGACTTGGATAAGTTTTGGTTACGCGAAGTAGCAGGCACAAGATTTTATAATTATCAAACTGTCCACAATATTTTGGCAATCAAGGCACTATGTGACCAATGGAACAAACCGCTAATATTTTTTTCCTGGTTTGTTGACAGTTTTGAATTGATACTACCTGGATATGAATGGTTACACAATGTTGTTAATATTGTACCTGGATCGGCAGCCGCAGAATGCAATCGTATGATGCTCAAAAAAACTGATTGTGGACACTACGCAACTGCAGAATCACAGCAACTGGTTGACACATGGCTATGGCCTCATGTACAATCTATATTAGAGGATATGAGATTATGAGTGCAGATATTGATATTGACTTTGCTGACCGAGATAGTGTACTGAAACTGATACAGTATACGTCAGCACGGCAGATCACACAAGACCAAGTACGTCGACACAACTCTGGAGTGTATGTAACAGACATTCCCTACGATCCCATAAACAACTGTGCGGCAATAGAATACGACCAAGCTGAACAGCGTGGTTATTTTAAAATAGACTTTTTGAATATGAGTGTGTATCAGTTAATTAAAAATCCTAAGCACTATCAAGAAATGTTGGCAGCAACGCCGCCATGGGATAGACTTTGGCAAGATACTACATGGGCAAAACAACTAGTTCACGTGGGCAACTACACAGACTTGTTGAAGAACATGCGCCCAAGTACCATCCCACAAATGGCAGCATTTATATCAATTATTAGACCAGGCAAAGCACACTTACAGAATCAGCACTGGCCGGATGTGTTTGCTAGTGTATGGGATGGGGATGACAGTCAAGGATACACGTTCAAAAAGTCGCACAGTTTGTCTTATGCTATGCTTGTGGTACTTCATATGAATCTACTCAATCAAGACGTCGAACCAGTGTGATACTTTTTCGCTTGGCTTTTTTGCGGCCAATATCTAATAAACTGCAAGCAGGTCCATGCAAGATTTCTAAATCTTTGTTGACAAAAGTGCGTAGTGTGTAGCGGAACGGTTCCCACTCAGTGCGCAAAAATATGTTAATGGGGATAGATCTGTTGCTTTCCCACCACCATGTTGTGGCCAGTTCCAAGAACTTCAGTTTATCTTCTTGCAATGGTATACTACCAAAGTCGTAGATGGTTGTGACTGCGTCGTCCCGATTCTGAACTACCCCCACGTATTCCACGTTTGCATACACGCACAGCGTAATAAACGGATACTTTTCCGTCAATTTGTCAAAGATATTATTACCCATAAATATTGTTCTATGTATTCCACCACCGTTTACTTATATCAGCAAATCACCAGAGTGTTATTGATTGACACCAGCGGTGGCTATTTCACAGCGAGGTACGATCCAGTGTACGCAAAACAACTAACTGTAAACAAAGGCGTTGATAATGTGCTTTTGTTTGAATTTATTAATCAGGAACAAAAACCTGTAAACATCACCGGCAGCACATTTGTGTTCCGTATGATTGGCCAAAATGGCGATGTGCTGTTGCTCAGCAAACCAATGGAAACGTTGAGTGCCGCACTTGGCAGAGTCAAGGTAGTGCTGACAACAGAAGATACCATTGATTTGGTAGCACAGCCTGCTAGTTACAGCATACAACGTACTTCAGGAAATTATGTTCAAGCTGTGTACACAGATGCCAATAGCCAAGCACGAGCAGATTGCAACATTGTGGACTCTATACTGCCAGAATTTCAAGACAGTGCCAACTTGACTATACCCACAATTTATGGCCCAAATGCTTGGCCGCAAAATCCTCCAAGCACCTGGCCAGACTGGGCTCTTACACCGCAGCCATTGAATGCCGCACACGCAACAGAATTTTATTCAAGTCAAATTCCCACACACGGTGCCAGCTTGACCACAATTAAAATGGATCTAACACATTACACAGGCACAATCAAAGCACAAGCAGCCGAGGACTATGAAGCACCTTGGTATGATGTGACCGACTCAACACAGTACATGGATGCAACAGAAAGCATTTATCTTAATGTGCTTGGGTTTCATCCACTGCTTCGGGTGGCATTCAATCAGAGCCAAGGATTTGGCGCCACTGCCACTGCCACAGTGGTTGACGGAATGGTCACAGGTATCACAGTCAACAACACCGGCCAAAATTATGTGGCAGCACCAAATGTGTTAATTGTGGGCAATGGTGCAGGAGCCAAGGCAGTGGCCAGTATAGGATCTGATGGTGGTTGCGGTCCTATCACAGTGACAGATGGTGGTTCGGGTTATTTGCCAATTACATTTGGTAATCCTGTCTACGCCAGTGTTGTCATAAACAACGGTACTGTTACCAATTTGATGTATCGTTAATTGACTTGTGTTAAGTAATCTGTTATACTGTATAACAGATGCTAGACATTGTCTCCTACTTACCCGGCAAACGCAAACACACTCCATCAGGATGGATCAGCTTCAATGCGGTTTGTTGCGGGCACAACGGCAACAGTCCAGACAAAAGACAACGTGGTGGCCTAAAGGCCACCGAACAAGGTTGGAGTTATCACTGCTTCAACTGTGGATACACCGCCAGCTTTATCCTTGGCCGCTCAGTGAGCTTTAAGGCCCGCAGGCTCTTAACCTGGCTCGGTGTTGCAGACGCAGACATTGATTATCTTAACTTGGAAAGTCTGCGCCACAGGAGTATCAATGGCATATTAGAAGATCGGCAAAAAACTTTTAACTCACTCTCTGCAATTGAGTTTGAAGAACGTGACCTGCCACCGTTTGCTGAACTGCTAACTGATGAAGGCAACTACAGAGACTACGTGCGTTCAAGGAAGGTGCCAGAAGACTTTCCTGTCATGGTACAGATACAAAACGATGGCATCCACTGGACAAGACCGCATGTGATAATTCCATTTACCCATAATGACCAGATTGTGGGTTATACATGTAGATTTCTCGACAACAAAACGCCTAAGTACATATCCGACAGCCAACCTAACTACGTGTTTGGCACAGATCTACAAAACAAAGCCTGGGACCATGCGTTAGTAATGGAAGGTATCTTTGATGCACTTAGCATTGGAGGACTTGCCGTGATGCACAACACCATCAGCGATGGACAGGCTAGACTCATACGCAGTCTAGGAAAACAAATAACAGTAGTGCCAGACCAGGACATGGCTGGCCTAGAACTAATTGATCGTGCTGTAGAACTAGGATGGGCTGTGAGCATACCCAACTGGCCTGCACACGTTAAAGATATAAACGATGCTGTGGTAGAGTTGGGTCGACTTGGTACCTTGCTGACTATAATGCAATCAAGAGAAACAAGTAAAATCAAGATAGAAATAAGGAAGAAACAACTTGCTAAAAGAATACGGACTTGATGTCCAAAGACTATTTTTAGAGATGATGTTGGAAGATGCGTCCAGCTATGTGCGCATTCAAAATATTTACAATCCAGAGAACTTTGACCGAAGCCTGCGCAAAGCCGCAGAGTTCATCAAAGAACACAGTGACAAGCACAAGACCATGCCCGACAGGTTGCAGATTTCGGCAACCACTGGAGTTAAACTTGCGCCAGTTCCGGATCTAAATCAAGGCCATTATGATTGGTTTATGGAAGAGTTTGAATCGTTTACAAAACGCCAGGAACTTGAACGTGCTATTTTAAAGGCAGCAGACTTGCTGGAAAAAGGCGACTTTGATCCTGTAGAGAAACTGATCAAAGATGCTGTACAAATTAGCTTGACCAAGGACATGGGCACAGACTACTTTGCTAATCCTTCAGCCAGAATCAACAAGTACTTCAACTCTGGTGGACAAGTATCAACAGGCTGGCCACAAATGGACAGGCTGTTGCATGGTGGATTCAGTAGAGGAGAACTAAACATCTTTGCAGGCGGATCAGGTTCAGGCAAGAGCTTGGTTATGATGAATATCGCACTCAACTGGCTACAACAGGGATTGAGTGGAGTTTATATCACATTAGAACTGTCAGAAGAGCTCACAAGTTTGCGTACAGATGCCATGCTAACACAGACAAGTACCAAGGATATTCGTAAGGACATTGACACAACCACAATGAAAGTGCTGTTGGTAGGCAAGAAGTCGGGCAACTATCAAGTCAAAGGATTGCCAGCACAGAGCAATATCAACGACATTCGTGCTTACTTAAAAGAGTATCAAATTCAGACAGGTAAGAAAGTGGACTTTGTGATGATTGACTATTTGGACTTGTTGATGCCAGTAAGTGCAAAAGTCAGTCCCAATGACTTGTTTGTAAAAGACAAGTATGTGAGTGAGGAACTGCGTAACCTGGCCAAAGAGCTGGGTGTGCTAATGGTCACAGCATCATT